CCAATAGTTGAACTGATTGATACTAAAGGATTTGATAGATAACCAGCTCCTCCAGTAACTATACCTACAGATTGTATAGTTCCAGAGTTAGAAACTACAGCACTGAATATTGCTTTTCTTGGAAACTGATACCCACTTCCAATTCCAACATCAAATTCATTAATTATACCACCTCTTGGTAAATCTTTATTGCCACTTGTTCCCGAAAAATCAATTGTTTGACCTGTTCCAACTAAAGTATAATCTGCTAATTGTTCGGTTCCCAGATCAACAAAAGGTTTTTGGAAAATATTATTAATTAAAACTGCACCAAAACTACTGGTTATACCAGTTGCATCAACACCATTTGAAGTTAAATTAAATTTATCAGTTGACCCATCAAATCTATCAGATATATCATCTAATATTTTATTTGTATCGTAACTTAGTCTATAGTATGCTCTACCAGTAAATGATGAGAAAGTAGATATTCCACTAGTAGGCCCATAAGGTGCTTCAGTAAAGTATAATCTCCCTTCATCAATTCTGTAATCTCCTTTCATAACAGTTACCGCAGCACCAACTGTGTGTGCAGCTGCAACCGTTCCCATTTGCCCCCTTTCAACACTGAGTGAGTTTGTAGATCCAACACCAACTAAATTTACTTTTAATATTTCACTTTCTATTCTTAAAAGTGACTTACCTTCTATATCAGACACATCATTTAAGAATATGGAGTTTGTTGATATACCAACCTGTGTTGACAATCCAACTGAAATAGCAGTTGTTATTCCTACGGGACTTTGGATTATATTATCAATACTGATTAATGTTCTAATTGTTGCATCTTTAGATGGAACTGATACGGTATGGTTAGTTCCTATTCCACTACCACTAGTGAATGATACTGCAACTCCAGCATTTGCAAAACTTTTTGCTACTGCAACTTTAATTAAATCTTTATCTTCTTTAATTGCAAATATTGTAGGAGGTAATAAATTAGTAACTCCAATACCTGGTACAGTTGTAGCTGCTATGCTAATTGCAGATTGTCCAGTTTGTGGTTTGTAAATTAATTGTTCTCCAGTATTAAATTCGTGTCTTGGTATAGAAATAGTATGTGTAACAGTGTTAATTCCTGAAGATGGATTAAAACCTCTATGAAATAATGAATCACCACTAGTAAATAAATCAAAACTTGTAGTTCCAATGACCCCACCACCAGTTGAAGTCACAATTCCTGTAAATTGAGAACTGATATCGTCTATCATCAAAACTTTATTTGTTATTGATTCATTATAATCAGTTATTATTTTTGAATCAAAAGTAACTAATTTGGATAAACTGGGATCAGTTGTATTTTCACTTACTAAGTCATAGTAAAACTTTTCATGAACAGAAGCATTAGAATCAATATCTACATCAAGATCTAATAAAGAATCTGATCTTAAACTATGTTTTGATGCTGAGTGTATACCTAAATTGCAGAAATTTTTAAATCCTGCAACATGATCTAAACTATTAACAGAATCTTTCCAAGTTTCATATGGAACTTCACCTTTGATAGAATATGAAAATCTTTGATAGTAATCATTATCATGTAAATTCTGGATGCTTGAATTTAATTTACCAGTTTCTTTTTTCCAACTATTTTCTATTCTAGTTGAACTATCTACATTCAAATCAAAATCAAATTTAAAAGTTTTCTCAACTGTGGATTTATTATTACTCTGAGATCCTACGATTATATCATCATCTGAAAATTCTCCAACAACATTAAATAATTTTAATGTTTCAGATTCTGGATCCCATCCATTATCAGCAACTACTCCAGACACACTTTTTCCTGAAACTTTAACAGTTTCATTGTCAAAGAATGAAACTTTATTAAATTCTGCTTTAAAAGCAGCTAAGTCATTTCTTTTAATAACTCTTCCAAAATTATTATCAACCTGATATGTTCCTCCAGTTGATCCAATACCACTAATAGAGTATGAAATTGACTCCACACCACCAATTGTGTTTACGCCAACTATCTCAAAATAACGATAATCGTAATCACTAGAATTAAATCCATCTCCTGTGGGTAATCCGTTAGAATCATTTAATATCTTTACATTTTCAACATATACTTGATCACCTTTTTCAAATGGAAAATCATTTCCTTGATTATAAAATCCACTAGCACTAGATCCTGTCTCTGGAATTGGTGCTCTTAATTCTAATGTAACTATTTTATTACTATCAGTTGTTGCTCCCCTTACTACAACTCCATTTGAATTATTAATCGGAATAACCTTAATATCTTCACTTAAACCAGTATCATTAGTTAATATATCTACACTTTTTACAGCAGATCCGTTTAATATTGATTGAGCAATTATTGTGGAATTGCCAACAACAATCACATTAGGTGGGGTTGTATATTCAATTCCACCTGTTGTTACTCCTATTGATTTTAAAGTAAATACATTTTTTAAATCTAAAATTAAATTACTTTCAGCTTCAGGTTGCAAATCTTTGCTTGGAGAAAATTCAATTCCTTGAACAATTGTTTGAGTTCTATCTATTTTTCCAATTTCATCTGTTTCAATTGTTAGAACAGCATTACTACCTGTTGTTGTTCCTATTGAAGTTAAAATAGGTAATGATGATACTTCAAAACCTTTATTTAAAATTTGCACAGAATGTATTCCACCAAGTTCTGTTATGGAATTAGTTGAATAAAATGCTGATGAAAAACCTGTTGATGTGTATAATGTGGTTTCAGCAGCTCCTACTGGATTAAATTTAAAAATATTAGTTCCTATACCAGTTACTTTATGATTAATATTAAATTTTGATTCTAATACTTCTATTTCAGAATGGTTAGGTACATCTTCATTTGCAAAATGTGATATTGTTTTTACAAAATTACTATCTTTACCGATTACCCTATAGTAAAAATTATCTGATAATGAATTATCAACAGAAATACTTATTTTAGTTGATGAATTTCCATCACCGTTTACTCCGCTTCTAGTAATTAAATTAGTGTTATACTTTGATATAAAATTAGAATCGTTGTAAAATTCAATGTCATAATCAGTTAAACTTGAATCGGAAGTTGCAATTGAAACTTTATTTCCCTTATAAAAAATTAATCTTGGATTTATTTTAGAAATTTGATGGTTTCCTCCCCCAGTTGTGCCAATTCCAATATAATTATACGGGAATGTAGAAACATCATATGAATTATTAGCTAATCTTATAGTATTTGATGAGTCTTTTATGACATGATAAACTCCATCATTTACTAAAGGAGTTGCTGGTGTTGATGAATTATAAACTACAATATCACCAGTTTCAAAATCGTGATTGGTAATTGTTATTTTTGATAAATTTGTTCCAGTTTGAATACCAGAAGATGCAAATGAAGTTGGATTTACAACTAATTTTCTAATATTTTCATTATATCTAAAATCAAAATTTTGAGTTTGTTTTGGTGTGATATCAAGTTGAAATTCGTCATTAACAGATAACCCATGTTGCTGACCTGTGGTTGTTGCAGTTGCAACCGTAACTGTTCCATTTACTCTTGTTGCATCACCAGTAATATTATCAAGTAATAATTCTAATTTAGCATTATCAGTTGAACCAGTTATAATTTGTTTAAAGAATACATTATTTGTGCTAAAACCAACTTTTTCTGTTGATAATCCAATAAAATCATCATTTATTTTTACACAAAATAATTTACTAAAAGAACTTAAATTAAATGGATTGGATAAATTTAAATTTCTAGATCCAAAAATTGTAGATCCTAAAGAAACAAGAGATACCTCATCTCCACTTTTAAATTTGTGATTTGGTAAAAATATGGCTTTTGGTGGAATAGATTTTTTAATTGGAGTAACACCAACAAATCCCACTGTAACATTTGTAAAACTAGTTCCAATCCCAACTGATTTTGCAGCTTCAAAATATTGAACTTTTGGGAAATCTATATTTTTATTTTCTAATTTTTTGTTAATTTTATATGTAAACTCTGTTTCTAATCTTGTTACCACTGATCCTGAGTTATGAGTGGTTGGTGTTGTTGAATTATGGCCTCTAATTACTCTGTGTTTATTGTTGACATCATCATGATCAATAATTAAAAGTTGCTCTGTTCCTATTTTAACTATATCGTTAACTTTAAATTTTCTACTAGTAGTGGAATCGGAGAAAGTTAAAAATGTAGAAATTCCAGTGTTAGATGTTGGTAATGAAGTAGATATTGATGAGGTGACAGTAGATACACCTATAATTCTAATGCCTTCTAAATTTTTGTACTTTGTTGATGATATACCACTAATTTCTATTACATCACCATCAAATAATCCGTGAGGGATGGTTGATAAACCAGTAATTTTATCACTGAATACAGAAAATTTTAAATTATTAACTATTGTATTGGTAGTTCCAACTGAAACTATTGGTTTTCCTAAAACCTCACTCACTCTAGATGATATTGTTGGATCGTTAAAGTTTAATTTATCATTTACTTTATAATTTAATCCAGATTCATCGACAGTTACTTTTGTAATATCTGCAGACTTAACTCCATCAACTTCAATTACAGGTTTGGAATCTAAAATATTCTGTAGCAATGGGTATCTTCTGTGAGTTTCATTTAACCCTAAATGAGTTACATTTCTCTTGTACTTACCATCGTTTATTGTCGAATCAGATTGATCATTTAAATAATCGTAATTAAAATTATCAGTATGATTACGATGTTTGAATGTAATGTATGGAAAAGTTGGTTCGAAACTGTTTTTATCTACAGTTGAAAAATATGCATAAGTTCCATTTGGATATTCTGGAGTTATAGTAAATTTACCATTAAATTCATCCAGATCACCACTTTCATCATAGAAGTAATCATTGGTAAAATATCCATTAGGATAAGTTGTTTGCACGGGTCGATAATTGCTATCATTTATTGCAGATATAGAATAACTAGATTCTGCAAAAGTAAATCCTGTTCCAACCGTGCTGCTAGTAATAGCTCCATAAATTGGATTACCATCATAAGCCCATCCAACTATCTTTGAATGACCAGTTGTATTGTTACTATCACCTATTAATTCTTTATATTTTGTTGGTGGATAAAAAGAACAAATTTTATTTCCTTTAATTTCTGATTCGGAATTTATTTGTAATAGTTGATTATTATTTGTTAGTGATGTTTTGTATCTTTCTACGAAATTTATTTCCCATTTGTAAATTTTTGCCGATATTAAAGCATCCTTTCCAACAGGAGTAATTTTTATGAGTGTTTTAGTTGGATCATATCCAGATCCCTCTTCAATAACTTGAACACTAGTAATTTTACCACCAGATACTGCTGCTTTTAATTTAGCAAAAGACCCTGTTATTGTTCCTACTCCCACAACTTCAAGATCTGGAGGAGTAGTATATTCAGTCCCTTCATTTGAAATTACAACGTTAACAATTTTTCCACTTACAATTATTGGAGTTAATACTGCATTCTTTCCATTTAGGAAAGACATACTTGGTTGTCTAGTGTAATTAATTATGTCTGTTACTCCATAACCAACTCCACCACTTTTTAAGAATACATCTTCAAGTTTACCTCTAACAATAGGGTCTGCAGATCCTTTGTAGTATTCAGGTATAGTTGACGTTAGCCCTATTGCCACATCATTACTAATATTAACCTTAATATCTGGATATTTGAACGTATGAGTACCTACTCCAACGCTGTTCAAACTTTCGTAAATTTTTCTGTCATAATTAGTGCTTACTATAGAAGATGATGTTCCAGCGTCACTTAACTTAAATTTATTATCATCTATAATCGTAACTTTATAAAGTTTAGATGTTGACAATCCAGAAATTGTAGTTCCAGTACAAACATATTCTACATTATCGCCATTTTTAAAATTATGATTTTTAGCATATATGTAATCATTAAATGTGTTTACACCAACTATAGTTTTAAATATATCCTTTCTGTCTGTGGGAGGATATTGTTGAGAACTAATTTGTACTTTTCTATTTGAATAAGAAGATCCAGAGTTAGTAACTACTATTCTATCAATTATATTTCTTACTCTTTTAGATCTAAATGTATGAGTTCCATCACCATTCTGAATTAAGTATATTGTATTAATTCCTGCAATAGCATCATTTCTGTTTATATTAAGTGCGAATGAAGTATTTGATCTTTTTGAAATAAAATATGAACTACCACTTAACAGTCTATTTGTAGAAAATCC